GGCATCTAATCTAACTACATGCTCAGATTTTTTATTTTCGTCGTCTTTTTGATTTTTAGCACGACGAGCATTTTCTTCTTCTTCTTCTTTCTGTCTATTCTTTTTAGCTTGCTCAATAGGGTCATAAGCTTCAGCAGCTGATTTTAAACGGTTCAATACAATAATATGGTCACCAATTAAAGTACGTTCACCTGTATCAGTAGCTTTAGATAATTTTTCACGAGCATCTTTAATAGCGGATTCTAAACGAGCTAGAATATCGTGCTTATCACTTTGAGTACTAATATCATTTACTTTGCGAGCTATGTAATCAACTTCACTTGATGCATAACCACTGAATTTACGTTTTGCCCATGTTTGAAAACTTTCTAAGGAAAATTCTTCATTTATTGGGTGGAGAAATGCTGGCATAATTATTTCCAAAATAAACGGGTAGTAAATAATTTCTGATCATTACTTACTAGGATTGGTTGATCACTTGTATTGAAAATCAATACACGAATTTGTTTACTTTCATCTTTAATTTTTATTTCATTATTAATAATAATTAGTCCTTTATGCTTAAATTCTTCCGTTAGTTCTAATTCGGCAAATAAATTAGAATATTCGCTTGTAAAGCTTTCTCTAACAACTACTGTCGAAACTGTATTAGGAAGAAGTTTTACTTTCTTATTTAAAAGACGAGTATTGAGGAAGCTAATTATATAGTTTAATAATAAAGAACGAGTAAATGAATATAAAAATAATGAAGTAATAATATGTAAATTTAAAATGTGCGTATTCAATGCACCACGGTTGTCAGGTTCCAAGGCATTATTGAATAATTCATTTAATAATTTATAATCTAAACGTAATATTTCGCTAGGATCTATTTTATTTTTAAAAATTATACTATTGTATGCTAGTACAATTTTCTTTGCATTTACTAATTCAAGAATTTCATTAAGTGTCAATATTTTTTTCATTTTCTTTTCCTGTTGTTACCACTATGCTGCTTTTTTTACATGCTTGGTAAAGAATAAATTAAACTTAGAATATTCTCTATCATTTATTTGAATAAAACTAAATTTATTCTTCAATACAGCGGTTTCTTTAAGTTTTTCTTTGTAAGCGTCTCTTTTCTGATAATGATTATTAGTACCTTTAATTTCAACAATTAAATTCATTGAAGGAATAAAGAAATCTGGTAAATAAAATCTTTCAGTACCATCAGTATCTTTATAATATATAGTAGGTGGAGGCGCTAAAGAAGATTCTTCAAAATTAAATGTACTTTCTAAATATTCTAAGAAATCATATTCGTATTGAGAAGTAACTACTGTTACCTTCTTATTTTTCCATATATAATTTTTAGAAATACTACGATTCTTAAGCATTAAACTTTGCTGTTCAGGAGAGTTCAGTAAATGAGCTGTACCGTATTTAGTTTTCATTCGTGCAATGAATTCTTTACGGTAAAGTTCTTTTTCTACGTCACTATGGAATCGCTCATACTTTTCTGTTGTTTCATTAAATTTAGTTGGTTTACCGGACATTACACATTTACCAACTAATTTTTTATTCTTAAGATTGAAATATAAACGTTTAGCCGACATATCGTCGTTAAGTAAATAACTATAATTATTTTCTATATATTCATACATTAAATTCTTTTCAGTAAATTTTTTCCCATCAAGGGGGAATATAAATGCTTGCATAAAAATACTACCAATTTAGTCTATAAAATTGTTAAAAGTGTAAAACTTCAATAAAAAAATAACAAAACAAGATTTATAGACCATTATTTGAGAAACGTTATGCCTTTACTAATCTTGAAATCCGTTCTATTAAAAATAAAAAGCGTATTGCCGAATAACTTCTTTTTAATAGTTGGCGTTATAACTGGTATTTTCCTTTACGTAGGATTTTTAAATTATAAGAATGATACGCTTCACGCTAAGTTAAATAAAATAAATGTTGACAATGCTAAACAGAGAGAAGTTATTCTCGACAACCAAAATAAATTAGTTGCTAAGGCTAAAGAATTGGAAAATAAAACCAATGTAGTAACAATGCTAAACAACGAAAAAATAAAAGTTATCTATAAAGAAAAGTCTTTACAGGAAAATTTAAATAAACTTCCTAAAGATTCCTATTCTTTAACACCAGATGAAATATCTATTTTAAACACTATAGGTGATGAAAATGCTCCGTAAATTAATTACTTGTATGCTTGTTTTATCTATTTCAGGGTGTAGTTTTTTGTTTTCTAAGAAAGTCGATCCTATTGAAATAAAGCATATTGACAAAAGTTATCTTCTAGATTACTGTAAAGAACCTATACCGCCAAAAATTTATTTTAATATTAATAAAGATTCTAATATTAATATTAAAAATTTATTAACGTATATTAATTATTTATATAATAATAATAGTATATGTTATAAAAGTTTAACTCAGTCAATACTTTCGGATAAAATATAATGAATTCCTTACAGAAATCAACTATAACGGAATTAGATACTATTTTTGAGCATATTAAATTATGTATTTTTAAAGATAGTGAAGCAGCTATTGCTTCTGAAACTACTTTAAGTCAAACTAATGGTAATAATTTCATTACTACTTTTTTAAATACTAACGATACTCTATTTACAACTAACGAAGCTCGATTAGAGTATATAAACGAATATGAAAATATAAATAATTACATTGATAATAATGGTAACTTATTAGATGTAGACTTAATAAATCCAATCTATGAGAAAAATCCTTACTATTTAAATCTGAAAGTAAAGTTTAATATAGTTCTAAGTACAGCGCGTTTAGCCGATGACTTTGAATTAATTTATTCACCTAAATTTGCCAGTAATTCTATATTGATTTTCTTTAATGAAAACTATTCTAAAAATCTTAAATACCTTTATTCCACTATTTATGTAAAAGGTATGGATAAAGAAACTAATTATCGGAACATGTTCCAATCGGTAACGATTTTAGGAACTATGATAAGTTTACTTAATCAAAAATTTAAAACACCCTTTGATATTAAAATTTTAGATAATTACGCTGTAGATAATTATATGTACTCTATGGGGATACCTTTCTTTAAAGATCTTCCTATACGATTTAAAAAATTATTATTCGTTAATTTGAATAAACTTATTTCTAATAAAGGTACTACTGAGTGCCTATTAAATATCCTAGAAATATTTGATTTTCAAAATATCGAAATATACAAGCATTACTTAGTTAAAAGATTCTGTAGCAACGATACTAAATTTAGTAGCCTATCTACGGATGCTCGTTTCTATATAGTAAATATTAAAGAAACTAGTTTACAAAATGCTATTAAGAAAAATAATTATGAAACCGAAACTTTTGCAAATGAGATTTTAGATGATACATTTTGGGAAGCTTCTAAGAATGAAGTAGAAAATGTTGAATTTGATTTCGTTAATAGTAAATATATGAGTATTTCTGCGAATTATAATTTATTTGAAGAAGTAATTAATATGGTTTACTGTTTGAATTTTTTAAAGGAAGTAGAAAATTCTTTCTCACATAAAAATGCTATGACATTCACTTCGATAGATATCGGTACAAGTCAATACGAAATAAATGATCTTGTATTAGCAATGAATATTTTATGTACTAAAATATTTAATTTACCGGATACTATTGATTATGCCAGTCAAAATAAAAATACTTACTCCTTTAAAATGAATAAAAGTTTTACTACTAACCCCGTAGTAAACTTAAATACAAAGCTAACTGTTGATCAAAATACAGCTAATGAATCTTTAAGTATAGATTTCGCTTCTAAATTTAATTTAGAGCAATTGATGGAAGATGCTAGTACATTTGATTCGTATAAAATCTTAAAGAAAGACTATGATGAAAAAATGCAAGGCGTTTATAATTTATCTAGTTTTTCACCTTATTTAACTTATTCAGAGTACTTAGCCAATAAATCACCGGATATTTATAATTTTGTGTATAATAATCTATCCACAGAATTAACTATGAAAGAAGCGTTAGACGTTCTTTTAAATATTTTACTGGAATTTATTTCCGATATCAAATTCAGTCTAGTATTAAATGGCGATATTTTAATTACTTATATTGAAGTATTAACTCAAATCATTAATGTATTTAAATCCTTTACCGTTACTTTACGTCAGGTAGAGTTAAAGGCTATTATTAAAGAAAAAATTTTCTTTAAGTTTCGAGAAAATTTAAGATATAAGATTAATCTTCTTACTAGAGAGAATATTACCTTTTCAGATATGATCGGCGATATGCGAATAACTAATAATAGTAATAAAAAATTAATATTTGGAGAAAAATTAGTTAAACGAGTAACCGGTGAAACAGGAACAGGAATTATGGTAGATTCTAATAACGATATAATAGTAGATGAAAATGTCAGTCCTATTATAGTGGAGCTTTAAAAATGTCTTTCGATCCAAATGCAGTATCTCTTAAAAGAGCTTACGATAAAAATTTAATTACTGAAGTATTACCAGATGATACTATTTTAGTTTTTCGTGGTGATAATGAAACAAATTATCAT